GATCCTTACAGATCATACCGGGCGTGGACAGGTCGTCCACGCACCGTTGCAAAACACTTTCAGGAGGCATTGCTATGACATTAAGTCAAAACGTTGCGTGTAACCGTTTAAGCGCTATTGGTTTAAGACAACAGGTGGTCCATTCCATTATCGACAATGTAAATTTGTGGATAAGATCGGAAGGACCGGAACATACCATTTCAAGGATCAAAAGGATTAAGACAGCTTATTTACATAAATTAGCTGGAAATCCTATGGATCTCGAGTGGATCGCACACACAAAGGACCATGTTAAAGGCCCTTTTAAGTCTCTATTTACTAATACTAAGAAACCAAAGAACATCCAAAGAGCACTTAGTGCTTTAATGGTGTACTCGGACTTAGTATCGGAGAATCTTACAAATAATCAGCGTAAGAAATTCTGGGATGCAGTTGAATCACAACCCTCAGAGAGTGAACTTAATGATATTAAGGACGCTCAGTGGGCAGTGAACAATCTGATCAATCCAACTCTGACATTAAGGAACCATAGAAGTTACACTCTAGATAGTTTCACGCCAAGGCGTGGTCCTAGAAAGAGTCCAAATAAGACTGCAGAGTCCACACCCGCTGATATTCAGTGGGTGACAGACTCTTACCTTCAAAAGGTAGGTCAAAAATGGATTAGTAATTGTCCAAGGTTCTTTGCACTCTCTCCTGATGATCAGGTAGAGCCAGTGGGCAGAATTGGTTATATCCAGGAGCCGGGATTCAAATTGCGTGCAGTGGGTAACCCTCAGCCTTCAATAAACTGGATCATGACACCTCTAAAGGATACACTTTTAGATTTACTAAAAGATGTTCCTGAAGATTGTACTCATGACCAGGATAAAGGAGTCTATTGGGGTCAAGAGCAGCTGAAACAAGGAATTTCCTTGTCCTCAGTAGATCTTGCCAATGCTACAGATTTGTTTCCTGTTTCTCTACAGCTTGATGTAGTTAGATTGTTTGATAAAAACAATGAGTTTGCGGAAGACATCGCTGCCTTCTCCAGACTTTCTAAAGCACCTTGGTATGATCCAGACACAGGAACTTTACGTTCTTGGGGTAAGGGTCAGGCCTTAGGTCTTGCACCATCATTTCCAATGTTTGCTTTGTCACATCATGTGATTGCAAGGTTGGCCATTTATATGGTTGATGAGGACAAGTCTGCTTTAGATCTATCTATTGATACTGGTAAGTATCGTATTGTCGGTGATGATATCCAAATTCATACTAAGTATGAAGAGTCTTATAAGGCTTTTATGACCGAAATCGGTTGTAAGATTAGCCATGATAAGACCATCACCTCCAATCTATTGTCTGAATTCTGCTCAAGAGTAATCACCCCGGAGGGTGTTTACTTTCAGCATAAGTACAAACAGTTATCTGACAGATCCTTTATGGATATTGCCAAAAATCTGGGTGTACAGTCAATAGGACTTTTGAGGCCTAGACAGAGGAAGGTTGTTGAAAAACTTCTTCATCTGCCATCTCCTTATGGACTTGGCTTGAATCCCAAAGGTTTACCTTTGAGGACTCGGGTGAAGGAAAGCTATAAGCTTATCCTTGCCTTATCCACTGATGAAAGTGTTAAGCAGATTCGTAAGAATCATGCCCGTTATGATGCCCTTCTTTTAAGAGACCAACCTATCTTCAATGAAGATGGGACTCTTTTTAGAAGTTCTCATAATAAACTTTCAGATGCCGACCAGGCACCTTTTCTTGCTGTAAAAGAATTCATTGAGGAAACTCAAAGAGTTCATACAGTGACTGATACTACCTTGAAGCCTGGCTTCAAGTATGGTACAGAATTGAGCGATCCTCGTGGCACTACAACCTTAGAGACTAT